GCGCTCGTTTCGGTGTGCGATATGGCTTCACACTCGTGCATGCCGACGGCAGCAAAACCCTGCGCGTTGTCCTGTCCAACCCTTGAGCGACGAGTATGGGCCTGCAAACAATCGGAAGCCTTGTCGGCGCTGCGAACGCCGCCAAAGACCTTCAGGCGATGGCCGCCAATTTCTTTCTGAACTTCAGGAAGTACGCCAACGGTGTCGGTGCAACGATCCCGCGCGATCCTTTTGTTGTCGTGCCGGTCGGCGTCAAAGGGACTCCCGAGGCCCCTCGCATCGAATTTGCACTGGTCTGGACCGAACGCACAACATGGCAGGTCACCGAGTACCTGTCGCCCGACCACGACTCGTTCAACGAAAGCTGGGGCGCCGACAACTCCTGCGGCAGCCGCATCGAATCCCGTGAGTACCAACGCGAATCACGCGTCACCGTGGCTGCTGCCCAACTGCTGCTTCCGAACGAGAAACAAATCGAGCTGATGCGGCGCTGGAAGTCGGACGCTGACGCTGCGGAGAAGGAACGCGACCGACTCGCGCAGATCGACGACCTGAAGAAGCGGATTAACCAGCTCGAAGGCCGAGCCGCGACCGATCCTCGCGCTTGAAAACCCATCCCCTGGAACTGGACATGAGACTTACCCGCTTCAACTACTGCGCGGCGAGCATGCGCAATCACTGCGAGTGGCTGAGTGCGGATCGAGACGCGCAAGGCCGGTGGGAGTGCGCCGTCTGCCGCAAGGTCGTGTTGCTTCGCAAGGATCAGCGCGGGCATCGCTCCATCGTCCCCACCCACACGCCAGCGAGGGCTGCATGCTGAACCGCAACGACGGACCATTCCCGAAAAGGACGCCTCCGCCGCTTGGCTGGTGTGACATGGGCGGTCAGCACCTCGGCTGGGGCTGTAAGGCCCGGGTCGGCGACAAGGTGTCGTGCGAGGACTGCGGCAAGCCGGTGACCATCGTCGGCCTCTTCGGCGACTACGGATACCCGGCCTACCCGCGGCACAAGCTCCCCAAGCCGTCAACGACCTAACTTCCCATCCCCAAGCCTCGGACATCGCCATGCTCGACCTGAAAGACCCGGCCAAGCGCGCCGCCTGGGTGTACGGCCAGCCGATGGAGCCGTGCCCGAAGTGCGGCTCCTACAACATGAAGCCGCAGATGCCCATCAAGCTCGACGCCACTGGCGACGAAACGACGGCGCAGCTCGTGGGCAAGTGGGCGCGAGCCACGAAGGCCGGCGCCACGCTGCTGGAAGGCCCCTGCTACTACGCCTGCTGGGACTGCCGCCACAAGGGGCCGGCGGTGGACTGCGCCGGGCGCACGAGCGAGGACGCCCGTGCCGACCGCGAGCTGAACACCGAGATGAAGCGCCTCTGGAACACCCAGGCGCAAGCCTGATCCCATCCCCCGAACTCGACTATGACACCGATCACCATCGCCGCCCTCTACGTCGAGACCGACGGCGCCTATTTCGGCGTGCCAGGCGTGGACCCGTGGGACATCGCCCGCGACGCCAGGAAGTACGCCGGGCCGCACCCCGTCGTGGCACACCCGCCGTGCCAGCGCTGGGGCCGCTACGCCACGGGCGCGCCCAAGAAGCCGAACCAGTACAAGGTCGGCGATGACGACGGCTGTTTCGCCGCGGCGCTGGCGTCGATCAAGCGGCACGGCGGCGTCATCGAGCACCCGGCCGACTCGCTGGCCTGGGCGGCGCATGGCCTGCCGAAGCCTCCCCGCCGCGGCGGCTGGATTCCGACCGGCGATGGCGGCTGGACGTGCTGCGTCTACCAGGGGCACTACGGGCACTTCGCCGGCAAGGCGACGTGGCTGGTGGTCTACGGCGTGGCCGAGGAAGACCTGCCCGAGCTGATCTGGGGCAAGTGCGAGCAGCGCATCCACCCGGTCGCGCTGGCCAAGCACGGCTACGCCAAGGCCCGTCGCATCGGAATGATGGCCATGGTGGGCGGCAAGGACAAAACCAAGATCCGCAACGCCACCCCGCTGCCCTTCCGTGACGTGCTGGCGGCCATCGCCCGCAGCGTTGACGCCTTTCAGGCCGCAGCCTGATTCCCATGTACTGGAACTGGACACCGAAAGGACAACATGACCGTCAACCTCATCGCCATCACCAAGCCGGCGATTCCTGAGTGCACCGAAGCCGGCGACCTGCTGGCCTACTGCGCCCGCGTCAGCAACCCGGCCAACCAGAACAACACCGAGACCGCGCCGCGCCTGCTGGCTTACCTCGTCCGCAACGCGCACTGGTCGCCCTTTGAGATGGCCAGCATGACGGTCGAAATCAACACGACGCGCGCCATCGCTCGGCAGATCCTGCGGCACCGCAGCTTCAGCTTCCAGGAATTCAGCCAGCGCTACGCCGCGGTCGTCGAACCGCCGGTCATCGGCGAGGCGCGCCTGCAGGACGCCAAGAACCGCCAAGCCTCCCACGACACCGACGACGCCGAGCTGCGCCAGTGGTGGGAATACGAGCAGGGCTGCCTGGCCCGTCACGCGGCCAGCATCTACGAGCAGGCCATGAAGCGCGGCATGGCCAAGGAGGTGGCGCGCAACGTGCTGCCCGAGGGCCTGACGGCCAGCCGGCTCTACATGGCCGGGACGATCCGGTCGTTCATTCACTACTGCCAACTGCGCTGCGAGTCCGGCACGCAGAAAGAGCACCGCGACGTGGCGCTCGGCATCAAGGCCGTGCTGCTGGAGCAGTTCCCCGCGCTGTCCGAGGTGTTGGCATGAGCAGCGCCGTCAACCACCCCAAGCACTACAACGCCAACCCGTCCGGCGTCGAGTGCATCACCGTCGTCGAGCACATGAGCTTCAACGTCGGCAACGCCATGAAGTACCTATGGCGCGCTGACGAGAAAGGCCGGCCCATCGAAGACCTGGAGAAGGCGCGCTGGTACATCGACCGCGAGATCGAGAAGCGCAAGGCTGCTGCGTCGGCCGCCTGATCCCATCCCCAAGCCTCGCTGATGAGGCTGAAACAACCACCTGGAGAAACAAATGCTTGTTCGTGAACCCGCCGTGCTGGCAGCAGGTACCGACCCGATCTTTGCCGCGATTGCGGCGCTCAACGGCCGTGCTGGCGAAAACCGGGAATTGCGCCCTGGCGTCTATCAGATCGGGCATTTCGGCAGCTCGAACTTCCTGCGCGGGTATGAGCAGTACCCGGACACCAGCGTCGGTAGCTACGGCGTCTGCGACAGCCTCGAAAACCTTCTGGAGAAGTGCCCGGAGCTGGATGCGCCTGGGCGGGAATTCGTCGTCACGCTGACGCCCATTCGCAAAGCCGATGAACCGGCCGATGGCGGCTGGCGCTGGCACAAGTGGGGCGAGTACATCGGCGCTCAGGAGCCGCAGTGCGAATACATCCACGATGAACCCGTCATCGAGTCGGTCTTCTGCTTCCACATCTACGAGCGGAAAGCCTAACCGTTCAACCCTTCGAACTCGGAGATCGACATGCTGAAGCTCGTTCACCCCAAACCGTTTCGCTACACGCCGTACCGCCCCGAGGTCGTCATCCAGGAGGAGCCGCTGACGCCGGCCCAGTACCTGCTGGAAGAGCTGATCCTGAAGGACCGGCACCTCCGCGAATACGTCGAGCGCTTGGCAAAGCGCAAAGGCTTGTCCATCCGCGACCACGTCAAAGGAGCCCTCAAGTGAACGAGCGCACCAACCTCTTCGCCCACACCGAGCCCGGCGGCACGCTGCCCGGCTACATCTCTATCAACAAGCAGGGCGGCCGGTTCTTCGTTGCCGTCCGCGCTCGTGGTCAGGACTACGCCCAGGAGATCGAGGTCACGCCCGAACTGCTGGAGTCGCTGGCCTGCACGCTGATGGACAAGCTCGATCCGTCGCCCCATCCGGCCGTCTGACTCTCCCACCCCTTGAAGCCTGCACATGAGCCGTTATCACTGTCGCTGCCGCAAGTGCGACACGCGGCAAGTGTTGCCACGCCCTCCGGATATGTTCGTGCGCCCGCGTGTCTGTCGCGGTTGCGGCAAGCGTGACACGCTGCGCATAGACCGCTGGATGCAGCAGCGCAAGACGAGTCCCTACAACGGCGGTGATGGTTGCAACTGCGGCGGCTACTGGTTTCCGCATCGGCGCGGCTCGCTGTACTGTGAGCGGCGCGCTGACCGGGAATGGCGATTGCCGTGCGATTCTGACTTTCGCAGTAGATTTGTGCTAGGATAACTAGACAATCTTTTTAGCTCACCATGACAAAGCTGGTTCCTCGCTGGTATCAGCAGGAGGCGTGTGACGCCATTCTGCAAGCGCTGACGACCGCTGCGAACGTCAACCCCGTGGCTGCCATCGCGACCGGTGGCGGCAAAGCGCTGCTGAACGCCATGCTGCTCTGCGGCATCGAGCAGCGTTGGCCAGGTGCTCGCGTGCTCTGCCTCGCGCCCAGCATGGAGCTGGTCAAACAGAATGTCGAGGAGGCGCTCGGCTATCTGCCGCCTGGCCTCGCGTCTCGCCTGGGCGTCTATTGCGCGGGCCTGAGCATGCGAGACAAGCTCTCGCAATTCATCGTCGGCACGCCGCAGTCCGTCGCGCGTCAGGCCGTGCGGTTCGGCCGCATCGACTTCGTGCTCGTGGACGAGGCGCACACGTTCGACGTACAGACCAAGACCGGTAAAGCCATCGTTGAAGGGTTGCGCTCGGTCAACCCGTTAGTGCGATTCGTTGCCTTCACGGCGACCGACTATCGCATGCAGGGCCTGAAGGTCGTGCCGCTCACACAATGCGGCCTGTTCGATGCGCGCGTGTACGACCTGACAAGCGGACGCAATTTCAATCGGCTCGTGCGCGAGGGCTACCTGTCGCCCATCGTCGCGCCAGCTCTGCGTTTTCCGCAAATCGATCTTGAGGGCGTGAAGACTAAGGGTGGTGATTTCGACGAAGAGGAACTTGCGAAACGTGCGATGGCCGTTACGCGAGAGGCTGTCGAGGTCGCGCTTGCACATGCGCCCGACCGCAAACACTGGATGTGGTTTGCGGTCAGCATCGAGCACGCGCACATGATCGAGCGCGCGCTCATCGAGGCCGGTGAGTCAGTGACGCTCATTCACGGTCAGCTCGAAAAGAGCGAGCGTGTCACTGGCATTGACGAGTACCTGCGCAAAGAGACACGCCACATCGTCAGCGTGGCAATGCTGACCACGGGCTTCAACGCCAAATTCGTCGACTGCATCGTGAGCCTGCGGCCGACGCGCTCGCTCGTGCTGTGGCGACAAATCGTCGGGCGTGGCATGCGCCCCTATCCAGGCAAAGAAAATTGCCTCGTGCTCGACGCAGGCGCGAACTTCTCACGGCACGGCGCGATCAATGCCGAGATTGGCGCAGGCGATTCGCGCGTCGGTTTGTGGGAATGCACTGATGATGTCGTCAGGCG